AATGATCTGACTGCCGGAAGTAGCGTTCTCAATGATCCACGTTTTGGATACCGTGTTTGGCCCAAGCGTAACTTCACGAGTAGCTGTCAGGTCCACCGCCGAAGTGAACTTGAGGTACAGCGAGCGCGTGGCATCTGCTGTGGCATCCGGCATTGTGAAGGTTTCATTGGCGTCAGCCGCCATTTCCTTCGTGCCGTAACTAAAACCGTCAGTAATTAGCTCAAAGTTAGTCTTAGTACTGGTGCCCCAAGTGCCGTCTTCATCACCCGTGGTGATTTCTTTGAGCCGTAAGTTATTTACATAAGTAGCCATTTAGTTTCTCCAGTATCTACACTAACGTGCTGCCGCCAGCGGCGGGGATGCTTGTCGCGTAAATCTTTGTATTCTGTCGTAAGTTTAGTGCTTCGCCGCAATCTGAGCAAGTGTCAGCGCTTAATTCAGCCTCGTTTACATCGTACCCGCAGTTGCCGCATACCACTTCAATTTCATGTTTCGGGTCTATTGCGCTACCCAAGTTTGTCGCTTCGTTTACTATTTTCATGCTGCTATTTCCGTCCAATTAGGTGTTTGGCTGTCGTCTACGTCTACCCATCCTGCATTCTGATTCGGTACAATTTCACCCCAAACTAGAACTGTTCCGACTTGGCCTGTGGCCTGTACGCCAATGGCGTATACCTTGGCTCCTGCTGTCTCGGTTGTCTCGCCTAGTGCTGTAGTACCCTGTACGCCTGTGACGTTGACGTTCTGTTGGAGCAGTACCGTAATATTGCCCAGTGTAGCTGTGGCTTGCAGACCTGTAGCGTCAAGAGACGAATCCCCGATTATAGCTACGTTGCCCGCTGTAGCGGTTGCGGCTACGCCTGTGACGTTTATGGCTACGGTTGTTATCGGACCGGCTGTACCTAGTGCTCCAGTACCTTCAACGCCTGTAACAGCTACGATGGCATCCGCGTTAACTATTACCGTACCAATCTGACCGGTAGCTGCATTGCCGAGAGCTTCTATCGCTCCATCGGCCTCAACCGCAATATTACCAAGGGCTGTGGTAGCTTCGACGCCTGTGAGGTATACCCCAACACCTTCCTGTACTTCGACTGAGCCTATCTCGCCGGTAGCTTGGAGACCTAGTGACTGCCCCCACGAACCTTGACCCCAGACTCCTCGACCCCAACCACCTAAATAAACAGTGGCGTCCCAGATCGTATATCCCGCAATACCTGTGGCGCTGACTCCAGTAACCGAAACGCTTGCATTTGCTTGCGCTATGGCTGTACCTAAAGCCGCTGTACCCGCTACGCCGGTAACACTTACAACTGCATCACCCGTAACACCTACAGTCCCTACAGCACCAGTACCGATAGGCAGAGCATTACCTTCGCCCCACGAATCCGTACCCCAAGTGCTGAATCCCCAACCGGAGAGTGGGACCGTAACGTCAGTCATATCAGGACCTAAGCAATACGGATTATAGCGTTGCTCGCGTCAGCCGCTGGGAAGACAATAGTAAAGTCACCCGCAGTAGAGGTCTTGTCCGCACCGAAGTCCAGAACTGCAACAGCAGGGTTAGTGCCGCCGTCTGCCAAATAAATCAAAGCGCCACGAGCAGTAATAGTCGCGGTAGACCATGTAGTATCTGCAAAGTCTAAAAACGCTGTAGTGCCGCTAGAAGCTGGGTTTGCAGAAATAGTCAGGGTGTTACCGCCTGCTGTGTAACCCGTGCCCGCAACCTCATTAGTTACCGAATACGCAGTTGTAGTCGCATCCAACGTAGCTGCTGAAGTAAACAGAGCGATTTTAAATGTTTGTGCTGTGCCGCTGCTAAAGTCGAACGTCCCGTCAAGGATGCCAACTTTGAACGATGTAACCATAGCTTGTGAAATAGCCATTTGTGTTTCCTCTTAAATTAACGCGGTTTAATCCTGATCTGGCCAGAGCGGTACATATCTTCCCGCATCTTACCATCACCTAGGTTCTTTAATAACGCCATAGCGTCGACGTACATGCTTTGGTATAGAGCAACCATATCCGGCTCACCCTTGATAAAGCGTATAGCCTCAACCAGAGCACCATTAAGCAGGGCTGAGTCAAACTCTTCACCTAACCAAGTAGTGCCAGCAGTAACAATAGACTCTGGGTAGTAGCCGTAATGAAGCTCCACCTCGTATCCTGCGTCTGGTGTTGGGCCTATGATAAACGCTGTGTCATCAAAAAGACCGTAGTGCTTGGGCTTTCCTGTGCTTGTTGGGCCGGGATACGCCTCGCGGATGAAGTTAACATCCTTATTCAGCAAGTACTCGTAGTTGCCGTCACCGTCAATAACCGCCAAAGAAAACGGATACAAGAAGTCTGTAGGGAACACCAAGTACTTATTTCCAGAAGTCAGGTTACCAGTCTGGTTACGACGCAAAGCCGGTATCTGAACAGTGTTATAAATCTTCTGCTCAGCCTGATCTGTAAACATAGCAAGCTGGTCTTCTGTAAACGACTGCTCGCAGATGTCTTCTATGTTTGCTTTAAGCTCGGTGTAATTCACCTGCTACTCCTTAAGCCATCGGGCCTCGGGCCATAGTACCTTTAGTTGCTGCGCCTACGCCGCGAACCTTAACACCGCTAGTCTTCATGTCTTTAGGCGGTTGGTTGCAGCAGTCAGCTACTGAGTACTTTACAGGCTCGTTAGGGAACTCTATTACCTTCGGGGCCTTCACGTTTGATCTTGACTTCATTTTCATTTTGATCTCCTAGCTCGTAGTTACTGTTACGGTCCCTACGGCGCCTCTTCCTTCCAAATTGTCTGGGGTAAGTCCAAAAGGATCGTTTAGTCCTACTGGGTCCCATCCCCATTGAATATCCCTACTTGACACTAACTCCGCAGAGTCCGGACGTGGGTTTCGCAGCGCCTGTGGGTCTTCAACCGGAAACTCACCTAACTTGTTCTGTGGCTGATCTGGGTTCCAACACTCGGGGCATGCCTTAATGTTAGTCTTATTTCCCTTAACAATCAGCTCTTTAAGTTCACGTAGCTTATACTGAAACCCACATACGTCGCATATCGCGATTGCTTTTTGCCCAGACGCATACTTGTAGCTCATGTCTACCTCACGCCATATATACGCGGCACCAAGCTAAGTGTGGCTTTCTCTCTATCTTCACCCGCAGCTAACTCAAACTGACGCTCGTACTCGGCCTGTAGCATAGGAATACGTGGCATTAACTCAGGGTCTTTTTGCGCTATATAATACGCAAGCCCTGCAACGAGGCAGGGCAAGAAACGGAAGTTAACGTCTGCTGTGTTTACCCCTGTACCGGCATCTTCAATACGACGCATGCGCCAATACTTAAGGATGTAGTAAGGCTCTGCTAGCGTGCCTTGATCTGGCACCGGCCACACAGTTGCTGTTGGGTTAGCCTGCCCACGGTCTATGTACATCTGGATGGGGCGGCCTTGGTTTAGCTTGTTAGGGATGCTGGAGTACGTAGAGACGCTGATTCGAGTAATGTTTAGGTCAGACTGAGTGCTGATGTTGCCATTGCCCGTACGGACTACGTGCTCTAATAAATCTATAGTATCTGCTGGCAGGTTGTAAGTGGCTGTGCCTTGAGCTAGGTTTAACGTACCCTCTTCAATGGTCCACATGTTAATGCCACGGTTCTGCCACTCGATAGTCAACAGGTTCATGGAACGACGAGCAGTACGCAGGTCATAACCAGAACGCATTTCTCTACCGGCACGTTCCCACGCTTCTTCCGCAATCTCGGTGAAGTCCATGTTGAACGCTGTAGTACCAGAAGTCGCCATTATTTCTTCTTCCTTTTAAGCGGTGTTACACGCTTGGGTTTTCCCGCCGGTTGCCCTAGGCGCTTCTTCTGCGCTACTCGGGACTTCTTCTCTGCCGCTGTCATCTCACCAGAGGTCTTAGGCGTTTTACTGGAGACGCGCTTTGTGGGCCTACAGTACGGGGTTCCCCGCTTCTCGCCTTCCTTACGGCCGCAGTCTTTGCCGGTACGGACATCTTTCCAGTCCTCTTTAAACCAGCGTTTAAGGGCAGCCCCTTTTTCTGTCTTACGAACGGCCACTGGCTTTCTTCTTCCGACATTTGGCTATAGCACCCGAGGCGTACGCAGATGGGAAGACTTTATACGACGCCTTCACCTTGCGGTAACAATCATCTTTGACCGTACCGCCTTTCTTAAACGTAATGGGCTTCATTTTGCCCATACCTCGGCACTTCATCATACCATGCGGCCCTTAGTGCGGCCCTTCTTGCAGATGCCATCACCGCGAATTTTGCCGCCTTTCTTGTAGCCCTTATTCGCCATAGCCATACCGCCCATAGCCATTTTGTGCTCGGAGTCTTTCATCATGGTACCGTCAGGCATTTTGT